ACAAATTATTAAAGAAGATAGCCGCCGCCGATGACCGATCGGCAGGTATGCAAATAACCTATTTAGTAAAACAAGAAGCAAAGAAAAGAAAACTAGCGGCATGAAAACAGAAACCATTATGCCAAGGTTTAGGTCATACCGACCATTTAAACCAGAATGGAAGTATGAAAAGAAGTGTTGCAATGAGTGTAACAAAGAATACCTCACGGATAATATGATGGGTGCTAAAAAGGGTAGTTATAACTTTTTTTGGTATTGCATTCGATGTTACAACTTACGAAAACAATCATAGTTTGTGTCACGATTGTGGCGTGTGTGTGGTTATGGATCTCGCACTCGCCCTTTCGGATGTATGTTGATGATTGTACGAAAAATGGCATATACAGTAAGGAGTATTGTATTTGGAAATATTATGAGATAAAAAAAGATAACTCATGGTTACGCCGTGTGTTAATAAAATTAGGAGAATGAAATATGCAACGAATAAAAAGACATGTTGAACTTGCAGAAGGTGTATTAGAAACAGAAGAAGGAGCAAAAGCTTTTAAACATCGAAGTTTTTTAATGCGACTATACAACGAAAAGTTAAGTAGACTTTCTGAAAACAAAAGAAATCAAGTTAATATAGAAGATACAGAAAGACTGGCAGAGAAATATAACTGGCAGTTAGAGGAACTAAAAACTCGTGGTATTGCTAGGCAAAAAGAAAGATTAAAAACTAGAGAAAACTTTCTTAAAAAAGAAGCTGAGATACTGCTGAAACAAATTGAAAAGCATAACAGTATTTTGAGAGGAGAAAATTAATATGTTTCATATATGGCATATACTTGCCATCGTAGGCGTGTTTGTATTGGGTTTTATACTTGGTAGATTATCCATGAAACGCAAGTACGAGGCAAAATTAGAAGAATTAGAAAATAGAAAGGAAAGTATAGAATGGGCCGCAAGACACCACTGAAAGAACGATTACTACGAGAGTATGTGAAGTTGTCTAAGATAGCGCTTCGCGAACCACGGAACGGGAAAGAAGTATTTAACCGTATGCGTTGGGAAAAAATTAGAAATATATTATGGAGGCGATATGATTATATGTCATCAATGTAAAGGAAACGGATATGTTAAAGTTAGATTCGAAGGCGAACAAGCCATTAACCAGTGTAAGGTTTGTCACTCACAAGGGCACCTCATTGAAAATAAATACTACAACCAAACATGGACCGAAGGTCCGAACAATGCCACTACGGTTTACTACGGACCGCCCTTGGACCCCGAATCATTCAAAAACTACACGATTTCGGGAGAGTAATCCTGTTGTAAAGTTTAAGGGCGAACCGCCCTTTTAGAGTTGGGATAGAGGAGAAGTCTTAATGTGGTTCAGTGTAGATCACGGCGAAAGCTTGGAGATGGTTCGGGTCCTTTATTCCCAATTTTCTGACATTTACCCGTTAAATCATCAATACACTGCTTTAGACAGGGGGAGCTAGTCACTCCCCCACATTTTGTTGCATTAGATCCCATTTTCGATTATAATTGCGATTGTAATTGAACATTTAGCCCCTGCACAGGTATCGCCTGGTGGGGGCTGAAACAGGTGCTTATGAGTGACAAAGAGATACTAAAGCAGAGAGACTTATTGGACGCGATCCTCGCATCACGGACCACGAGTCAATATGAAAGACTAGAGTCTATGAAAGTCATGGATTCAATATACTTCAAAGAAAATTTACCCGAGAATGTGGTTTTATTTCCGTTACAAAGGATAAAAAGGTATGTACACACGACTACCAGAAAGCCCAGTAAGAAAAGTTTATAAGTGTCGCCATTGTGGTGATGTTAACGTAAAATTTTACAATCCTAAACACGATAGAGCATATACTGCAGCCGAATGGGAGATTATCATGACTGATGGGCGTGAAGCTTTAGAAAAAGCATTGAGAGTAGTTAGTCAAGATCCAAAAATGTTTTCATAAATGCCGTTCCCTATAGATGTTTCTATGACAAATTTATTTTAAAATATTTTTTTAGTAAAATACAAGTTACAAGGTTACAAGGTTACAAGTAGCAGAATACTTACCTTTTTTTGTAACTTCTTGTAACTTACAACTATTTACAGGTTACAAGATATCTATATTTTACGAAAAAAACTCGCATTTCTCGGAAATATTTAGTAATATAATTATTATTTGAGAAAAACATCTATTGAAAAGGTGCATTATGGAAGAAGAAAACAAGGACGTATATATACCACAACCTTTGTCAGAAGCGTTGTTTCACCCCAAGATAACACCAAAACAGAGAAAGTTCATTCTTTTGATTGTTCATTCAGAGGGTTTGAAGTCTGCATCGCAGTGTGCAATAGAAGCTGGTTATAGCAAAAAGAGTGCTACAGAGCTGGCATCCAGGCTGCAGAACCCTGAGTTATACCCTATTGTTGCAAAAGCTATTGATTCAGAGATCCGAGCAAATGTTGACAGGTATCGTTGTACTCAGGAAAGATCTTTATCTACATTAGCTAGAATCAGGGATCAAGCGTCTGCTTCAGGTAATTGGAACGCTGCCGTAGCTGCTGAGACCAGGAGAGGACAGATTGCTGGGTTGTACGTTGACAAGAAAGAGATTCTCACAGGCACTATCGACTCCATGTCAAGAGAAGAGGTAGAGAAGAAGCTACAGGATTTAAAGGAACAGTACAGTATTGAAACTACGTTTGAAGAAGTTAAAGAATTAGAAAATAAAGCTTGACTATAGAATAGAATGGGATTAGATAGGTTTTAGAGCTAGTGAACTGGTAGGTTAGTCGTTGACTGGGTAACTGAAACATGCTTATGACTAGCTCTTAAAAAAGGAGAAAGTATGTTAGCTATAATTAGACCAGACTTGTATGAGTATCATGCATTACCTATGACCGACGAGTTGTTCTGGCGTAGGATAGAGAACTTGAGGCGTGCAGCACTGACTGCTGAGAGCTTTGAGTTTAGGTTGTTGTATTATAATCAAATGATGGAACTGATGAAGAGGTGTCCATGAAGCCTATTGAACTTCCAAAACCACCAAAAGATTACAGAGATATTTCTACTTCTGACGGAGTTGGATATGTTTTTTTTATTATTGTATTCTGGTTTGGTAAAAAAATATTGTGGTTATTTTTCATACTTTATTTGTTCTCTATGTTTTTTAAATGAAACCAGAGAGTAAGTTTTGGAACTCCATTAAACAGAATATGTCTGATGTTCATTGGACTCGTATTGAGAGTTGGGCACTGCCTGGCGTGCCAGACTGCTATGGTTGTAAAGATGGTGTAATGTTCTGGTTGGAACTTAAAACGTCAACAAAAGTCAACAAAGCAAAGTTAAGTGCCTTTCAAAAATCGTGGCATTTTAGCCATGCAAGACAAGGCGGAAGAAGTTTTATTATGCATCAGATCCTCGGAGAGAGGCTGATCTGTATCTTTTCGTCCTCCATTGTCCCCTCCATTGGCGCATTGTCCCCCAAACACGCTAGTAAATGCTGGGCCCTGCCAGCGTCCCCCGCAGCGTGGGCTGAGATCCAGGACTACATTCTCCATTCCCCATTGCAGAAACCCGCCATCCCAGAGGCATAGTACCAGGACTGGCGCATGCAGCAGGAACCAGGAACCTGAGCTGGTCGTACGCATCTCCATTGTCCATCGGCAGAAACCCTATCACCACAGGTATCTTCAGTAGCTGCACCTGCAGCCAGGAACCTGAGCTGGTAGCCGTCTGCATCTCCATTCCATTGCCTGTCCACGACCCGTGGCACTATAGTAGTTACAGGACTGGCAGCGCACCCAGCTCTGGCTGAAGTGCTGGTAGATAAATTTTGTGATTTAGGTCTTGACTATCTAAAAAGATGGGACTATATAAGTATTAGTAATAATGAAGAAGGGCCCTGAGATGTTTCAGATGCGAAACCTTCATTGTTGCTAGGGTTGGTTATTGCTGTAATAAGCCTAGGGCCCAACCCACACGAGTCAGGAGCTGAGGAGAACCCACGGGCTTCCATAAGCAGATTCATAGAGGTGTTAAAACGGTTTGCCTAGTGATATCCCACCTTTATCTGCCAGACGCCCTGACTCACCTACATTAGAAAGGAACAAGATGACAGAGACTGTAACAGTAATAAAGAAAGAACCCACCTGCGCTGAGCTGGTAGCGCAGCAGTGGGAAGACAGACAGGAAGACCTGAAAGACCCAGAGTACGAGGCTTTGGGATTTGATTACGTTGAGCCACATACGTGGGACAACCAACCAGAGGGGTATTGGCGTTGGCAGTTCAGCTGGGGCGGGCCGAGCGACGAGCTGCGCGGATACGTTAACGAACACGGCGAACTACATCGCGTGGAGTACTGGTATCTGGACTGGGGTGACGGTGCCATGTTGGACGTCACCAACTATGACGGACATGATGCGTTTGAAGCTCTCATTGGTGGGAGGCATCACGGTTGATGCTGCATTTCATTCTTTCCGCATTCTTTATCTACATCGTGCTGCTCCTGCTGCTCCCGCAGCAGGTAGCTGCGTTAACGCTTCTGCTGGGAACCAGTCTGGTAACTCTGGTCGGGAAGCTAGACTGGACAACGATCCCGTGGCAGCCCTGACGCTGCATCTCCATTCCATCGCGGCAGCGGAGCCCTGGTACTATAGTATAGTACAGAAGCTGCAGGTACGCACGGGAGTTGCACGGAAGTTCGTGTGGAAAAAAAATAAAAAAAAGATTTGACAGGTATAATAACATGGGATATAAAGGGAGTATTAACTAGAAAGACGAAAGGATAATAAAATGTCAAAAGCTGTTAATATATTAGAAGTACTAGAGAAGGCACAACAAAGCCCCGCTAGTGTAAGTAAAAGAAA